TGGCGCAATTCATTCGCTTGTCGGTCCTAATTTTTTCAATCAGAAAGGTTAGCGGCTCAAAGCATTTTTTTTTGCGTATGAGTGAAAAAAGTTCTTGACCTAGTGCAAAGATTTTGTTCAAATGCAGCCAAAACAAGGAGCAGCGGCCCCCGGCGGCCAAGCGATCAGAAGCCCCACTGGCCGGGCGGTGGGAAGGGGAGGAAGAAAATGAAGGAGATCACTCACAAGGAGATCAGGGAAAACACCAGGAAGGCCCTTAGTGCGGCAGGCTTCCGGCCGGCCCCGATAACCGAGGAGCTGCTGGTCAGCTATCTCCACGACAACACCAACAGCACCCCCCTAACCCCGCAAACCTTCCTCAACTACTCCTTACGCGGAAAAGCCAGGGCCTACTCATCGACCTATTTCCGGGCCTTCATGTCCCGCCTGTCAGCCCTCTACGATGCAGGCCTCGTCGGGCCCTGCCGCTCCGCGAGGGGCCACGAGGCCTACCGCTGGAAGTCCCAGGGGTAGGCCCGTTAATGCAGTCAAAAGCAAGGGGCGGCCAGGCCCGCCAAGATTCGTAACGCCACTCTAGCCTGGCGGCGTGGCACGAAAAAGGAGAACAACAATGGAACGAGTCGCACAATTCTACAATGTCGAGACTGGAAAGGCATATTGCGATGGGTGGCCCTTTCCACCAGACGCGAATCCACCGGAAGGCTCCTGGTGGATAAAGGTTATCTCCAGGCGACGGGTTGCCATCCCCACATTGGCTCTCAAGGCGCATAAAATCGCGCGAGAGATGGAACATGATGAACACCTTTACGGTATTATCTGATGACACGCACATCATCGGAACCGATGAGGATGAAACGGTCCTCTAAGACTAACCCAAACGCCGGGGCGCGAATCCCCGGCACCACTAGGAGAACAGACATGAGCCAGTTTTACTACCGCGTCACGCAGGACGAGTTCTCGGCCGCCTTTGGCGGCCTCACCGCCGACCAGGCGGCCGAGTTGATCCTCGGCCGTCGTCCCCTGACGGCCGAGCAGGCCGACGCCCTCCGCCGGGCGGAGGGCAACGGAGGTTACGGCCTCCGTTTCGACCCGGCACCCGTGGGGCACATTGGGTTCGCCCCGGTCGAAACCCGGGGCACGGGGAATCATGGCGGGCACCGTCTGGTGCCCGCGACGCCGGAATGCCGGCGGATTGTGAACGCCGCCCGGCGTGATGAGTTCGCGCATCGCATGGGCGCGCCGCGCCAGGTCGCGGACGCCATTTTCGCCGAATTGCGCGGGTACGAACCCGCGCTCTCGGCAGCGGCCGAGGTTTGGCCGCTCCTCTCCAGTTGCCCGGGAATGACGAACCGGGCACTCAGGGACGCCGGGTTCCGGCCTCGCCATCCCCACGAAGGCGCGGCGATCCGCGCCGTACGGGAGGCGCTCGGAGTCACCTGCCAGGACTGACCCGGGCGGCCCGCCGGCTCCTCGATGTGGTCGAGCGGTTTTTGCGCCGCAAGGCCAACATCGGGGAGCTGAGGCGGGCCGCGAAAGATGCCAGGGAGGCCCTGGGGGACTAGTGCCGCCCCCAGCGGCCCAGACATAGGCGCTCGACGTATGCTCCCGACGGGGGGCCACGACCGCTATGGTCGTGGCCCCCTTTTTTGTGACGAAGGAGGTCAGCCATGAGAGTCATCACGCTAAGTATGCACGGCATCGGCAGGCCGCGCCCCCCGTCGGCGCAAGCCGGCGAATGATCTAGCTATTGGCCATTCGCAAACCTAGAAGGTGAACTGGTGCCGTCCCGACCGGGTTGAGCGGCGGGCTCCGCTCAACGGAGCGATTAAACAACACTAACGAAGGAGGTGGTGTAATGGATCCAACCTCCTGCACCTGCGGTCGTGGGGCGGCCATCTGGCCGTCTCCCTTTGGGGGCGACCTGTGCGAGTCTTGCGCTCGCATGGAAATCTCTGGGCTCTTGCACGAACTTGAGCCCGAGGCATGGCGCAAGCTCAGGAGGCGAATCGAGGACCGCCTGCGCAAGTCGCAGGGCGATCTTCGATGGGTCGCCCAGGAAATGATTTTGCGGGAGCGGATTAAGTATCACGACGTGATCTGATTCGCTCCAGGCGCACTAGGTTAGGAGGCTTGGCCCCCGCCTGGTGTGTACCTAGCTAATAGGAGCACCAGACGTGGCTGTTAAGGGTGGGGCCTAGAGGTGGTACAGCACTGCCCAGTTAAGGCAGACGCCCGCCACCAACTTTCTAAAAAAAGGGGGAAAGCCATGGGACACCCTCATTATAACCAAAGACGCACCAAGGCGTGGGATCGTTCTTACTTTCGCGATATCCGCGCCGAGGTGTCTGCGCAACAGGATAGGTGGCAGGCCATAGCGGACCGCCTCACAAAGATAGAAGAGACCATCTGCTATGCACAAAAAGCCGGTAGGCGTCCGGTCCTGTCGAAGTCGAACGCTGACTTTGTGCGGAAAATACCGCTGGGCTGGCCTGCCGGTGGCCCAAGCCATGATGCCTTCAACCGACATGTACGAAGGCTTCGTGATGCCTGTATTGCGCGTGCTCGGAGACTACTTACTTATGAGTAGCTGCACATGAAAGGAGAAAAGGCCATGGGAGTGGTGATAGCCCCGCCGGGTACAGAGCGCGGGCCTGGCGGGGCGACCAAAGAAGGGGGGTGATGACGTTGAAACCGAGTTTGAAGTTCCGCTCCAGAATCATGGAGCGGGGTCTTACGGTGAGCAGGTGGGCGCTTGACCACGGGTACAACATCAACACCGTGTGGTCAGTTCTCGGCCGTATGGATGAAGGACGAACATTCAAGGAGTTCTCAATTTCTAATCAGATAGCGGTAGAAATTACCAAAGAGATGGGGGAGGAAAAATGACATGCCCAAAATGCGGTTCGAAGTTGATCCTGGCGAAGCTCATGAAGAAAAGCTCAAAAGCTCTCATGACGTGCCGGGAATGCGGTTCCAGGTGGTCGGTCCCGAGGGCGACCATCTCGAATGCTTTTGGTGCCACGAGGTCTTTCCGGTTGCCTGGGGGCTCCGTTTTTGTCCCCGATGCGGGTTCAGCGTAGACTGCGAATAGGGGGAGAAAGATGACTGATGAATCCACGTACCTGGTCTGTCCAGTGATGAGTGAAGGGAGCGCATTAGCCAGGTGTATGGGCTGGAAATGCGCGTGGTGGTCAGAAGTTGACGATGAGTGCATAGTGGTGGCGGCTGGCACCGGTATCCTTGAGGAGATCGAGCACTTACGAGTCCAATGGGTGCGCGAAACCAGAGGAACAAAAGATGCACATAAGGGGGATGAAGATGAATGAACTGCTCACGACAAAAGAAGTCGCTCGACTGCTGAAGCTGAGTCCAAATACCATCCAACTCATGCGCCATGAGGGGCGCGGTCCGCGGTTTATCCGCATCGGCTCGTCGGTGCGCTACCGCCAGGAGGACATAGAGGCATGGCTCGCGTCGATTGCTGAGGAGGGAAGCGATGGACGATAGATTCCGAGACCTGCAGATCCGGCGCGATCTTTCCGTCCCTGACGAGCACGATTGCTCGGTTGACGGCCACCGGTTCGTCTTTGTGGGCCGGGCTGAGGACGGGACGGTGTTTGTGCGGTGCAGGAAGTGCGGGAGGGAGGAGGAGCAATGATGAGGGTGGAGGAGATAGCGAGGAGCTGGCAGTGGCGGACCGCGGCCAAGGGCCAGATCGGCCCAGCCGAGGCGATCATCTTGAACGAAATCACCAAAACTGATTCGCTGGACGAATTGGAAATTTTCGCGGCCGGCGTTGCCTGGGGCCTGAGGAAGGCCGAGCTACTCGCACATGGCTATATATCAGGGGGGTGGTGCGATGATGGCCAAGAGGATTGAGGGGCTTGTGCTCTGCTTGGAGGAGGATTGTGGGCACACCTGGCACTGGTCGGAAAGCAACGTCTCCAGGTGCCCGGTGTGCGGTTCCGGCGCCACGGTGCCGGTGGCTAGCTTCATCTATCGAGGGGAGGAAAATCATGGGACTGTCGCTAATCATTAAGGGATTGACCCCTGGTCTTACGGAACGCGGCAAGATCAAGATCGGGGAGAAGGGCAAAACCGTAACGAGCCGAGGTGGGAAGGAGTTTCAGCCGCCTCAAAAGCTGGATCATTTCCGCGTCGTTTCGCTAATGCGCGGGCCGGATGGGAACTTTCTAAGGGATGAGGAGGTGCATCGCCTCTACGGGGATCGGCCCCGCGTGCTCCCGGTCAGCCTTTTGTATGACGATATCGAATTGAACTTCCAATGCCGCTACACCTGCTTCCAGGGCCGCACCATGTGGTGCTACGGAGACGGTGAAACGGCCCTACGGTTGAACGCCAAGAACGAACGCGACACGGTTGCCTGCCCGTGCGGGCGTCAGGACCCAGCATATCAGGGGCAGGACAGGTGCAAAATCAACTCGTGCCTGTCTGTCATTATCGACGGCGTTGAGCGGGTCGGCGGCGTGTGGAAGCTCCGCACGACGAGCTACAACACCACCGTCGGCATACTATCCTCACTTGCACTCATCAAGAGGCTTACCGGCGGTGTCCTGGCCGGTCTCCCTCTCCAGCTCACTCTCAACCCCAAGACCGTCATCAGCCCCGTCAACGGCCAGGCCATGCAGGTGTGGGTGGTCGGCATCGAGTACCGCGGGAGTATTGAGTCGCTACAGCAGATCGCATACGATGTGGCCCAACGCCAGGCCCTCCATCAAGCCAGGATCGAACAGATCGAGGCCGAGGCCAAAAGGCTACTGTCGGCCCCGCCGGTGGAACCCGAGGAGATCGACGACGTGGTGGAAGAGTTTTTCCCGGAGCAGGTGGAAGCCGCCGTCAAAGCAGAACCTGAGCCGAAGGCCCACCAGCATATCCAAGACGCTCCAGACCCTGAGAAGGACACGCCCGATCCGACGGACGTCAACTGGGAGAAGACGGAATACCCGAAGAGATCCCGTCGCAACAGGTTCGCGGTGGACCCGGCTATTTTCGGCAAGCCGGAGATCATCACCTGCGGCGCTACTCCAGACCAGCTCTTGGCTCTACGCAAGCTCGGGCAAGGCAACCCCGAGGTCAAGGCGGCAGTGAAGGATCTGACCGGATATGACCAGCTCTCATATCTCAGGGAGGACGAGGCGGCGGAGCTGATCGCGCGCTTTGAGGCCGACGTGGTGGACGTGGCACCGGTGGACGTGGCGCCGGCTGAGTCAGACCAGGAACCGCCGCCGCAAGATCCGGATGAACGCTCCGAGCCGGAGGCTATTACCAAGGTCACCTGCCCCCAGACCGGCGACATCGTCTATGCCGAGAAGGTCTGTCTCGTCCCTGGCGGGTGCAAGCTCCGTGAGCGCACCGGGTATTGTCCCGAGATCGACGGGATGCCTGAAATCGAGGAGGTGATCTGATGCTACTGTTCATGACGCACACCGTGTATATCGACGCGAGTTTTGATGGGTGCGATGCGTGCCGTGACGATTTCCCGTGCCCGGATTGCTTGCAATCTATACTGGAGAAGATCTCAGATGACCTAGGTGGCATTCGTCTATTTGAGATCAATAACCGCATGGTTTCTGTAATCGTTGACCCTGAGTTTATCCCAGATTCTGCAACAGTGTTGACTGGCAAGTCCATGACCAATGATGAGCTTGTTGGGTATCTCCCTGCCGATGAAGCACCGGAGGATGACCGATGATTGCGCTTAGCTGGTCCAGGATACAGGATATGGCGTGCCCGTTCCGTTTTCACGCCAAGCATATTGCCAAGTCCTACACAGAGCCCGAGAGCCCGGCCATGAGGATCGGGTCGGCGATCCATGAGATCATGGCCGAGTATAGGACCCGCTGCCTTGTGAGGGGGCTCCAGTCTGACGTCGAGTATTTCGACGAGGTCATACCCAAGATCACCGGGCAGCTACATGAAGACGAGGCCCAGGAGGTCAAGGACCTCATGGATGGCGTCATGGACAGCCCTGCTGTCTTGGTGCCCACCAACACCACCTGGCATGCTGTGGAGCAAAAGATGGGGTATTCCCTGAACGGCGACGGTTTCAGTCCGTGCGAATGGCTGGATCCGGGCGTTGCGTTCCGGCTGGTGGCTGATTTTGCATATGTCACCGGGAAAACGCTCCACATCATCGACGACAAGACCGGCTGGGGAAGCGCTGACCCGGCCCAGCTCGTCACCTACGCAGCGTTCTACGTCAAATGCCATGAGCGCCTATCCGAGATCGAAGAGATCAAACTCGGTTTTCTCGACCATCGCCGTGGGAAATATGTTCCGGTGATGGAATGCTCGGTGGGAGACGCAGAAAAGGAGTTTGATGAGAAGCTCGCCATGATCCGGGCTCACATCGAGACCGTAAACTCATGGACCGAGTTCCCGGCAGTCCCAGGTGCCCTGTGCTCCAACTGTCAGGCCCCGGACTGCCCAGCCGTTTCCGAGGCTGAGACGGCGCTGGTGGGTGCGATGCCGCCAGCCGCTCCGACGATCCCCACCGAGATCACCACGCCCGAGCAGGCTGAGCGGGCCGTGGAATTCTTGGTGTTCGCGGACCAGATCCTGAAGCAGATCAAGGACAGGCTCAAGGCATACGTCAAGGACCACGGGGCTGTCCAGGCCGCCGGGAAGTCGGCCGAACTGCGCGACATCGAGTCGTGGTCGCTGACAGACCCAATCGGATTCATCAAGTCGGCTATCGGTTTTGGGTTGCCACAGGAAAAGGTCCTGTCCGCCATGAAGATCGACAAGAAGGGTCTCGAAAGGCTTGTGCGGGACGATGAAGTGCGCGCCATGCTCATGGCGAAGTACGGACAGTCCAAAACCTACCAACGCTTCGACCTCTACAAAGACAGTGAAGGCGAATGGTGAGCCATCCCGCCGGAGGTCACGGCTTCGTGGCCTAACGACCCGCCGTCCTGGTGGAGCCGTGGCCTCTGCGTGTGGCGCGGGCCTAAGCTCCTGGTCCAGTGTGTAGCCTTCCACTGGACCAGGACAGGCCCGGAATGTGGGGCATGGCGTGATCCAGTGAAGGATTGCTGGTGGATGAAGGAGCGGGTGAGATGACGGCCGAGGAATGGCTTGAGAAACACGGATTTTTCTGTGAGCGCCTGAAGGCGAGGATCGCGCCGGCAACGTGCCTCCTGAATCAGGAAAGGGCGCACAAAGGAGATCGAGCTACACGGCAATCTTGGAACGAAACCGGCGCACAACACGGCTCAGATAGGACCACCTGGCACTGTTTTGACTGCGAGCAGGGGAAACGCATAGCGGAACAGAATATTTGTCCGCACTGCGGAACAAGCCCGAAGCGTCCAGGCATGAACACGTGCGACAAAGCAAAGTGCAAGGCCAAAGAAGGGAGGATCAAGATGGGGAAGACCGATAACATTACGAAGAGCGAAACATCTTCCATCAAGGAAAAGCCCATCACCACGACCTGCACGGAGTGCGGCGCCGAGGTGACCCCGTGGAAGGCCGGTGCAGTCACGATCTCCAAGCTCTGCCGGGACTGCTGGCGCGAGAGGCAAACTGGATATTGCCAGAAGGCCGCGAAGGCCAAGAAACACTACGAGAGCACGCGGATCACCGTAGATTTTAAGGGGCGCATCGACCTGCTCGACGGACTGCGACGCATGGCCGAATCGGAATTCAGGACTCCTGACCTGCAGATCCTGGCCATAGTGGCCGAGGCGCTTGAGAGGGCGGAGAGATGAGTCTTGAGGCGACCAGATGGGCATGGGGAATCACAGTAGTCCCTCCCATAGCGAAGCTCGTGTTACTCCGACTGGCTGAAATGGCTGACAAGGACGGGTCCTGTTACCCGAGCGTGCGCCACCTGTCCGAATCCACTGGCCTCACAGAGCGATCGGTATATCGGGCTCTACTGCTCATTGAGAGCCTGGGACTAATCTCAGTGGAACGACGGCGTGGCCGACCGTCGATGTACGTCCTGCACCTAGACGGGTGTCAGAGAGTCACCCCTGACAGAGAGTCAGGGGAGGGGTGTCAGAGAGTCAGGGGTGACACAGAGTCAGGGGTGACACAGAGTCAGGGGAGGGGTGACAGAGAGTCAGGGGTACCCCTGACAGAGAGTCAGGGGGGGGTGACAGAGAGTCACCCCCACTATATTAACCTACTACTTAACCTACCAAATGAACCTACCAAGGAACCTGATAATACACGCGCGCGCGAGGGCGGCGCGCTCACACCACCGCCCCCTGACGGGGCCGGGACGGCAACCGCGACACCTTCTCCGAAGCGGAAGGCCAAACCGGCCAAGAAGCGATCAGCGCCGGCCACTGTCTCTCGCCCGGACGACGTACCCGAGGACGTGTGGCGCGATTTCCTGGCGCACCGCAAGGCCAAGCGCGCGCCGGTGACCCAGACGGCGCTCGCCCGTATCCGCTCCGAGGCCGACAAGGCGGGCTGGCCCCTGGCTGACGCGCTGGCGGAATGTACAGCGCGCGGCTGGCAGGGATTCAAAGCCGAGTGGGTACTGCGTGATAAGAGTAATGGGCGAGGTAGGGGTCGCGGATACTTTTCGACGAAGGTCGAGAGCCGCATGGGTGCCGTCGAGGAATGGCTGAAACGCAAAGGAACGGGAGGAAATGAGGATGCGTGACAGCGACGCCAAGGAGTTCGCCATGGTGTTCGCCGCCATGTGCGACTACTACGGACGGGAGCCGTCGCAGGCTCTCATGGAACTGTACTGGAACCTACTGAAGGACTGGGAGCTTGAAGCGTTCAAGGCGGCCGCTCAATCGGCCATGCGCACTCAAAGATTTTTCCCAAAGGTCGCGGACCTTGAGGCCGCGCTCTACGGAGGGACAGAGAGTCGGGCCGTCGTCGGATGGGAGACGCTACTCCGGGCGATCCGAGGGACCGGTGCTCACGGGTCCGTGCTGTTCGAGGACCCCGTGATAACCCGCGTGGTGGAGCTGATGGGCGGCTGGGAGTCGGTCTGCTCATGGCGGACCGAGGACCTGAAGTGGCGTCAGAAGGAATTTCTCGGGATGTACGAGGCCCTAGCCCACCAGTCAGGCCGACCACGGGTCCTTTGGTGTTCTCACGATGCCAGGAACATGGCCCTCGGTTTCCGGGAACACGTAGGCAAGCCGGACGTGTACGGGACCTCAAAAGCTTTTCTTGAGATCGGGTGGCGCAAGGTTGTCGCCGCAGAGCTTGGCGATGACCACGGAAAAAACACCGGTCAGGGCGCGCGAGGTTTGCCTCTGCTTGAAGATCTCGCGAATCAGGTATCACAGCATATGTCTGCCGGAGATCGTGCGCCTGAGGGCGAAATTCGAGCCGGGAAGGAGGCGGACCATGATTGATCTGCTCATGCTCCCAATCAAAGTTGCGGTCGGCGGAGTCCTCTGGGTCATCATCATCGCCGCGTGCATCGCCGCGTGCGCCTGGGCCTTTGGTTTGTGCAGGCTTCGCAGCCATCGTAGAAGAACCTCATGGAGGAACGCAGGGCGAAACAAGAGGAAGTAACGAGGTGCGAAAAATGGCGATGAGTCCCACCCAACGGACGATGCGGGCGCTCAGGGACATGGGGCGCCGGTGCGCTATCGTCGAGCACTGGAATAGCTATGCGAAGCGCGGAGGTGACGGGCCGCCTGGTATTCGGCAGGACCTCTTTGGCATCATCGACATCATCGCTCTAGATCCAGCCCGCGGCGTTGTCGGTATCCAGTGCTGCGGCGGCTCCGGCTTCCAGGCCCACGTCAAGAAGCTCACAGAGGACCACGCGCAGGAAACCATCGACTGGCTCAGCACGCCTGGCACTGTGCTGGAACTGTGGGCTTGGCGCAAGGTGAAGCTCAAACGCGGGGGCCGCGCACTGGTATGGCGTCCGAGGATCGTGGAGGTGAGACTATCCGACGACGGGGGCCTTAGCGTTGTTGGTGGTCAGTGATGCTTCGGGAAAGGAGAAACGATATGAGCAATAAATTAGATGACTGGAGGATTTCTTATTACCTAGGAGCGATTGATGCAGCAAAGCGAGAGATAAGGACTCTCGTAGAATATGCGCAAGTTTTGGAGGGTCGTGTGGAGCAGTTCGATCGCCTGCTTCAACGCCTAGCAGCCGGAACATGGAAACCGATGGATGAGGCCCCCAAAGATGGAACGCATATTCTCATCCAATTTACTGGTGGACTGGTCCAGGTGTGTTATTGGGACGAATGGAAAAGCGTATGGGTGATTGCTGGCGATCACTTTGTTCAAATCCACGAAGAACCTATTGCCTGGGCCGAGATTCTTTCTGTGCCAGCTTCAGGGTAAGGAACGACCTGGCCGAACTGAAGGACTGGATGAAGACTCTCCACGGAAAGGAGCCATGAGAAATGAAGCCAGGATATAAGACTACGGAATTTTGGCTTGCCATTGCTTCGCAGCTTCTTGGCATCCTAGTTGTCCTTGGCGTGATCACGCCAGAACAGCAAGATGCCTTTGCCGGCGCTCTCCAGCATATTGCGGGCGCTATTATGATGGTCGGCTCCGGCTTCGGATATTCGCTCTCAAGGGGAATCGCAAAGCGCAATGGAAAGGAGTGACTATCTATGGATAGAGAAAAGCTCATAGAGCTTATTAAGCGGGAGGAGGGCTTCCGGGACAGGCTCTACAAGTGCTCTGCCGGGAAGTGGACCATTGGGTTTGGATATAATATCGAAGATCGTGGGCTGCCCAAGGACATTTGCGAGGAGCTCCTCAGAAGGGATATTGAAGAGCTTTCTGAGTGGGCTGCGCAGCAGTTTCCCTGGTGGCACAGGATTGGCGAAGCCAGGCAGATGGCCTTGCTCTCCATGGCCTACCAGCTTGGCAGAGCCAAGCTGCTTGCGTTCAAAAAGATGCTTAAGGCAATCGGCGAAGCTGATTGGGAAAGGGCCTATAGGGAAGCGCTGGATAGTAGGTGGGCCAGGCAGACACCCCAGCGCGCAGAGCGCACCGCCAAGATGCTCCTTAAAGGAAAGGAAGGTTATGATGACAACTACAACGGATAAAAAAACAGCATGTTCGACATGCCAACCACTCCTAAATGCAGCAATCGAAATTATCCAAAACCGCAACCAACTCGAATGGGGATATGTCCCCCAGTTGGGGGTGATGGGATACTACTGGCGCAAAGCATACGTCGGAGGGGACAAAATTGAGGATGTTATAAGTTATATAGGGAGAAAGACAATGAGCAATGACCGCTACGAGGAAATCCGCAAGGCGCTAGCGATGGGCCCGACGCCGGGCCCGTGGCTGGTTTGCCATACCAATAGCGGGACGTTTGTAAAGAGCGAACGTGTTTCTGGGTATCTGGCCGAAGTCCGCCATTGCCGAACCACCCAAGACGTTAATGCAGACGCCAGTTTCATCGCCGCTTGCGACCCCGACACCATCCGGGCGTTACTGGATGAGCGCGACGGGCTAGCCGCCGAGAACGAGGCGCTGCGGGAAGAGGTGGAGAGGTTGCGAACTGATGGCACCCGCGCCGAGCGGGAGGCGGGGCGTCGTTTTGACCCGCTTGTTAGCTGATTTCATGAGGTTATCATGACACTGAACCAATGGGTGAAAAACGGTTGTCCAATGCTGTCTGATTATGCGGCTGGATGGTGCTGCCAAATTCTTGGTGTTCCCGTTAAACATTTGCGGGAGATGGAACTTGACAGAATTTACAGCATTCCGCAGGCCGGAGAAGTTGCCAAAAGAGAACATGATTCGTGGAGGAAAAAGCATCTTGCAAAACAACTTAGTAAACCTTGACGACCATAGGCCGCACTGGGTTATAAATTGCGGAACGTCTGTGCATGTTGTCCCGGATGCTCTGTTCTGCAAATGGATAAACGGCGAACTTCCGCTGGATGTTGAAATAGCCAGGAGAATATTGGAGGAATGGAGAGATGAGCGAATTACTGATGAAGGCCAGGGAAGACACAAATGAAGCCTGCTCATGGCTCAGACAGGCGATAGAAGCATACCGCGAAGAGTTGGCTCTGCGCGATGGGCATGACACCGGAAAGTACGGTGGAGAGATTCAGAAGTCAATTTCGGAACTCCAGTTTATTTTAAGCCGGATTCGCAGGCTCCATAAAGAGAGCCGGTTGTTAAACCGTGAAATTGTCGAATATCAGAAAGAGCAAGACCGGTTATCGGATTTGGCCGATGCCGTTTCCAGCTAACCACAGACTTATCCACAGGCTTTCAAGCCAGGTAACTGGTAGTCGAAGCTATCATCAAAGGGAGCGGCGCGAGGCCGGATTACTGGAGGTGGACGAATGAGCATGGAGTATATCCGGAAGCATTACGGAGTACCTGCCAAGCGTGGCGGGAAGGTGAGATTCGCACCGTATGGAAACCAATACCTGGCGTGCGAGGGGGTAATTGTTGGCTCCAGAGGTGCATACCTAAAAATTCGGATGGGCGACCAAAAACGCGCCGGGATTTACCATCCGACGTACGACCTCGAATACCTGTGAGCCATATAACGACGAAGCTCACCGGGGAGGAGCCGCGTAGCGAAGGAAAGAAGATGCAACGCGAACTCAGATACACGGAGAAGGAGCCTGCAGACCATGACTGCTTACTACAACGAGATCGACCCGTATGCGGCTGAGTGGCTGCGCAATCTGATGCGTGCCGGGCATATCGCCCCGGGCGACATCGACACGATCCGGGCGCTGCTCGACGAACGCGACCAACTAGCCGCCGAGAACGCGAGGCTGCGGGAGGATGCGGAGCGGTATCGCCTGCTGCGCAAGGGGGCCGTCGAGGACGTTGCGGTTGTGCGCGGCCTGGGCGCGATGGACTACGGAATGAGCGCGGTTGTAGCCACTTATTCGGAGGAGATCGACGGCGACGATCTGGACGCCGCCATCGACGAAGCGATGGAGAAGGAGAACAGCGATGCCCGACCGCTACGAGGAAATCCGCAAGGCGCTAGCGATGGGGCCGAGGCACTACGAGTGCGCGGTAGTGTAAATCAGATTGTGTAATTTCGCAGAGGTGTAGAAAAAAGGGCGCTTTTCCTTTACAAGCTGGCATGGCGGGGCGGGGAGGATGTCAAGACATGCCGGACCTGCTCTACATGACCACCTACGTGCTGCAAGCCAAACACGCCACGCATCAAGGCGCTCGGCAACGGACAAGTCCCGCTCCAGTCGGCGGCGGCATGGCTGATTTTGGCTGGGGTTTTCTAAACGCTTATTTGGGGAAAACCTCGAATATCCGTTTCGTGAGGGCTAAGTGAGCAGATCCATTATCCTCTTCACCCCGTCTCTGTAGGCCCTGTCAACAGCAAGAATGGCCTCGTCCAGGGACTCTAGAGGTTCTTTGAGATCAATGGCACCATTGGCCGCCACAGCCTGCCGGAGCCGCATCAGATGATACCTGGCGACGAGTAGGCCGTGGCGTACGTCGTGGGAGAGCAGAAGGTCAATCCGCCGGTTCAGATCCATGTGGGGTCCGCTCGTAATTAGCCCAGCTTCAGGTTCCTGGCCGTCTCAAAGATGCGCTCCACATCCTCATCCGATAGGCCCATGGCCTGAGTCAACCCCGTCCTGATGATCGGTTGGTAAGTGCTCCTGGTCATGGCTCCCTCCTTAGATTTCTGTGATGAACTCAATTCCAAGGGCCTCGCAGATCTTCCCGACGATCCTGAGGGCCTCGTCGACCGTGATCTTGCCATCCACGGCGGCCGCCGTCAGTTCCTCGGCTAGCATCCCCACAAGCCCGAGAACCTTGAAAAAGCCTATCTTCATCGTGCCATCCCCCTTGCTGGTTGTTTTCTCTTCCACGCGAATAGCCCGCCGAGCCGCACCCCAGCCCACATGATCCACGCGCGCCACCACGGCTCGCCGTCGTCTATGAGCGCCTGCCTGAACAGCCCGTCGGCGCACGCCCTGCTGCACACCTGAACCCTGTAGAGCCAGTCATGGAGGACGGCCGCCCTGTGGCCCGTATCGCCGGCCAAGAGATATGCCAGCGGGAGCCGCGGAACGCTAGCAAAATCGGTGATGAATCCGCGCGGGATCACGAAGAGCTTTCCGTCGTGCTCGTACCGGAGCGGCCTCAGTAGCAACCACCGGCGCTTGCTGATCTTTCGCACGTCCAAATCACAGAGGAATGTTCCCATTGCATGCCCCTTACTTCCTCCCAATATAACGTTCCTTCAGTTCCATCGCCTTGGGGCGGAAAGCCTTTGGATATCTACGGCCCCTAGCCCTGCTCCTGACAGATCGGCTGATGTCTATTTTGTATTCAGGGTGCCTGTCCTTCATCATTTTCTGGTTCCATTCCAAGATATCTGCTTTGATGCGCTTCATCTCCTCTTTGTCACCAGCTCGATATGCCTCAACGTAGCGCATCACCATGACGTTGCGAACCCTGTCACGATAGACCATGAAATCGGTTAGGGTCTTGTGAATATCCCATGCCTTGGTCGCAGACGTTGGTTGGAAGCCGAGAGCCTTTATCACGGCCTCGTACCCGCTAAGTTTGCTAGGTCCGGCCTCGCCAGGAAGGTTTATGGCTGTTCCGGCTCTTGAAACCATGCCCTCGCTTGCCATCCGGTATGCCCTGAAAACGTTTGCGACGAGTGCAGGCATGAGCGCCTCTGCGCTCCGACCAATCTTTCCATGCCATCCGTACTCGATGGCGTCGACAATATCTTGAAACACGGCCCACGGGACGCCCACAATCTCCATCGCAGATCCAGCTATTTGACGCGCAAACGGCTCGTCAAGGCGTAACCGGTTGACGATGGGGAGTTCCATGCCCAAAGAGCCGCCGATGTTCATCCCAGCCAAGGATGGTACACCGTAAAGAACGATATCCCTAAGCCAATTAGCACCCTTGGGTATGAGGGAAAGGACGTATTCTTCCGTCCAATCCTCTCCTGTTAGCTGACGCATCATGGAGAGGATTGTCTTATACAATGGTAGCGACGCCAAGCCACCGAGCACCCACGTCGCGGCCATGGATTTCATAATCGCACGTTGCCCTGTACCGCCTTGGTCCCACATCCACCGCCACAAGTTAATCAGGTTGTGCGAGAAGCTCCTAAAGGTATATGCCGATGCGACGAGAGAGCCGCCCTCGCCACGAAGGACCTCTGGCCGATTCGCCATGCCATAAACGAAGTGTGCATCATCTACTACTGTTGAGGCATACTTCTTCGCTGTCCGATGATCTGCTTTCTCACCTGCGTTCAACCCAAGCTCAGCAAGAACCTTCCCTCTTGTAATGAGACCGCGCCTTGCAACTCGGTATGCCGCCAGGGCGAGCGTCACTCGATTGAATCGCTCTGCCATTTCCATGGGGAGTCCGAGCACCCTTAACAGCCGATTCGCTGTTTTGCGGTACGGGCCGCCGACTATTCCCCTGACCTCCTCGATAAAGGCCGCGTGCGTCGTCCCCTCATCGAACAGTTCCTTGATAAGACGACGTTCGTCGCTGGGAAGTCTCTTGCCACCATCGGTTGCATGTGCCACAAGATCACGCACAGCTTTCATGTAGTGAATACTTGCGGCCTTCGTATCCATCCCGAGGCGGGGGATGCCGGATATGAGGTTCTGAGTCATATTGACAGCCGCCGTTTTGATGTTGCCGCCAAGGTACTTTATGAATGCAACCGAACGGATGGCGTGGCTTACTTGGTCTGCGTACGTCTGATTGCGAAGAACTTGGTAGACATAGTTCCTCATCGCCTTGTAAAGTTCCGGCTGCTTAGCGGCTTCAACATCCCTGAGCGCCTTACTGAAATCCCTGGACGCCTCCATCTTAGTGATCCAGCCATACAGACCGGCCTTGTAATCAAGCAAAACACGCTTGATGTCGTTTGTTTCATGCCCTGGGATCCCCTTACGATGGATCATGTGAGAGCCCCAGCCGCGAGACTTGAGGGTATCCGCTACCGCCTGTGGAAGCACCCTCTTGAACAGCTCGGCGGCTTCCTGGTCGCCAACGCGCTTAGAGGCTGCAACCAATACCTGCTCGATTGCTTCGACTGGAATGGGAATCGAAAACACATCCTCCGGAAGCGGCTCGACACGGCCGACCTCTGGCTTGTTTAAGGTCAGCCGTTCCTTCGGACCAAGATCTAAGTCTGAAACCGCTCGATTGGCGATCTTCTTGGAAATCCGCTTTGCAACCTTGTCGCCAATGGCATAAAAGTGCTCTCTGTAAACCACTTCCTTCTTGATCTTGCCTGTCTTCTCGTCCTTTACGTTCCTGGTTATCTGGACGTAATAATTGCCGTATCTCTTGTGTGGGAAGTAGTTTTCGATCTGCCCCATCTGTTGTCTGAAGTTAGCGACAACGCCTCGGTCCACGTCGTCCATAGAACGCATGGACTCATAGACGGTGAGAAGATCTCGGTCCAAAGAAAAGCGGATCTGAACATAGGCATCCACGACGCGCTTGGTTAAACCGCCATAATCCATGGACTTTTTCGTCAACCACTCCGCCAGTTGCCTATAATGCTCCTCATTCTGGAAGCCCTTGCCAGTCTTTTTGTCAAAGACAAACTTCTGTGCAGAGATGTCCTTGATCTTCCTGCCGTCAAGCGCCCAGATGAGATCCCGGAGCGCGTTCAACTCCTCTCCCTTCAGATCCCAAAAGAGGCTCGTCTGCTCAAGAGACATGGAAAGCATCCTGCGGCGCATCTTGTCGCGCTCTCGTTGCCGCTCGTAGATCTCTGCAAACTTTGGCCATCTCTTGGCTATCCAATGCGGGGGACGGAACCTCCGCTCTCGCGGCTTCATCCGCTTCCCAAATCTGTAGCGGACATCCCCGGAATCGTCCTCGATGGGCTCGGTTAGGTCGATGATCTCCTCGATGTCTCGCTGTATCTGCTCTTCCTTTGCCTCAAGCAGAAGGATGTCCTGGTCTACTGCACTTGTAAATTCACCAGATTCCCTATCGAACCCATATCGCTCCATCGGACTGAAGAGGGCGAGATTGTTCCTGGCATCCTTGACGAGGGTCCCCATGCTAATCCCAAACCGGACATCGCCCGGTTTCGTAGGCCAGCTACCAAAATGACGCTCGAATGCGAACTCAAGCGGCACGAGTTCGTTCAGCGACTCGGACGAAACCAAACCAGAAACAAAAACGCCCCTGCCAAGCAGTCTTGCCAGGTTCTTCGCGTCTTCAGATGTTTCGTCTATCGCGGTATCAATGACGATAGCTTGGACGCCAGGGCCAGTCCTTCTCGCCATGGCGTCAAGCCAGTTATAGATGGTCCTGCCGCTCGTTTCCCGGATGGCCTCGGGATCGTAGATCGGGGCACTATCCCTGTCGATCTCGTAGATGCCAGTCACTACCATGCCAGAGTCAAGGATGATGATAAGAGGGTTGTCCATCACCCGGACAGACCCTAGGATTGCAGCGAAATCCACCAAGTCTTCTGTGGTTCTAACCGCCGTCCCGATGAACTTGTGTTCGCCTTCCCTTATGCTGTCTAAAGGGTTTGGCTTTTTGTATCCATCGGGAAACTTCCTCTCATCCGTCCTGCCATGTCTGTTGATAAAGACGAACCTGTCACCATCTATAACGATTTGCCCCTTGAACGCAGGCAAATGAGTGGCTAACTGCTTCGTTGCCTCGATGTCATTGCGTGACGGCTTCGGATCGCCGGACGGGTGGTTGTGGACCAAGTAAATCTCATCGGCACCAAGACGCTCAGCCACCTCCGCAATCCGGCCGATAGAATACTCCTGCATTTCGGATGCGGATGTCCCATGCCTGTTCCCAAGGAATGCGGGATTGACGATCTCTGGGAGTGATGCCGTGGCCGCCTCGTGATGGACGACCTTTCCATCTTTGATGTAGACGAGGTGGGCAACCTCCATCTCCGGGTTGCGATAGACCGTCATAAGCCTAGCAAGTTCAGATGAGTCACCAACCTTCGCGCCATGGAGCGGTACCCACTCGCCTTCGGCAAGGTATGCCTCAAGCCGCTCGACCTCAACAACACCTTTTGGCGTTGGTGTTTCGCGGAGGCTCTCGAACTTTACCGGCCCGCCGGGTACAGACGGTGGCGTAGGAACAATAGATGGTTGACTTTGCCCCTCGTCGGTGACTTGCTGATCGTTCTTCCCAAACGATTCATAGACTATCTCTTTCGCCCGGTCCTTGTCGACTTCAGGCTTCAGCGTGATGCCTGCCTCGTCAAGGAGATATTGGACAACGGCTTCGGCGTTCTTGAATTCCTCCAGGCGCAAATACATGTTATTGCCGGATCGGAAAAACCCTTCCTTCTTCCCAGCGAGTTTAGCTATCTGCGGATCAAGAAAGATATGCCCGGCCTTAGACCTGGCCGCCGCCGTCTTGATGAGCATGTCCCCGTAGTGGTTCTGGATGGAGATGATCTTGTCGAGGCTGGACACCATGCGGTGCCGCTTCTCCTTGAGAAACCTCACAACTTGGTCCCCATTTGCGAAATGCACGGGGGCGTCTTTTACCACCTTGTCGAAGTCGGCCTTCTTCGGGAGGAGAACTCCGGCGTGCGTGCCACCGTCTTCTCGGGTGAACATCACAATGTTCATCTTCTCGTTCTTCACCATGAACGCGGCGAGAAGATTTCCAGTGAGCATTACTCGTTTTTCTCTTCTGACTTCCTGCTTGGAGTCGAAGTCGCGCCAAATCTCCTCCTCGTTCATCGCCCGCTGGACGACAAACCCTCCGCTAGGGGCATCATACTTGCTGAGCGGGATTTTTATCTTGCGGACCTCATCCGTTGTGGCTACGACCACCTGCCACGCACTTTTGAGGCTCGGATTTGCTACGGCATTGTTCCTTGTGAATCCAAGAATCACGCCTTGGCCGTAGTAGCCGGTGCTCCTGTTAGAAAGTTCGACAGGAGATCCGATAAACGCCTCCGTCTCAAGCATCCTTCTAACATCCGCGGCCTGTTCCCGCACGCGGTTGATCGCGCGCTCCTTCGCCTCTGGTTTGAGACGCTCGTTGTCCTCGATTGCTGTGATATAGTCGTCGACCTCCGTGTCGAATTGCTCAATGACGCGCTTGTGATAGGCGATCCTTGCCTTGTTATATTCATCTTCCATCCCGAACTCTGCCCTGGATATGTCGCCACGCTTGTAGGCATCGAGACGGATATCCGGCTTTAGACCGAGTTCCTTAGCTATCGCAACTCGGACGGAGGACGCCGGCATCGGCTTGGATAGGACGTTCACCTCAACGAGTTCCACATAAGCCGGTGCAGTAAAGGCGCTGTTCTCTGCGACATCTTGCGGGATGTTTGGCCTGAAAAATTCGACCTTCCGGAGGGTCTTTGCCCTCAAGTCGAGCCGACTGGCCTCAAGCGGATTCTCGCCGTTGGCTATCGCCTCTTCGAGGTACTGGTTGAAGAGATCCAAGACCGTGGAGTAAAACTTTGCCTGTATATGTGTAGGGAGAATCGCAACTCGTCCCGTCGCCTTTCTTGTTATTTCAGGGTTTGGTAGATAGCTCGTTTGGTCTTCGTTAAGTCTCAGACCTGAGCCTTGTTCTTGGTCTGACTCACGGAGCCCTAGGTAGGCGTATACTCCAGTCTCCCGCTCATTGAAAAGTGCCTGTGCAACCGCGCGGTCGCCAAAGATGTTGAAAATATCCGGCAGATCAATTTCCTCTGCGGTCTTTCTCGCAGCCGTTGTCGTCGCATTAAGCCCGGACAACTTTTTCATTAACAGACTTGCCGGTCGCTTCTCCGCAGGAACGTTTGAGAAAAGGAAAGTGTATTCCGGCTTGACAACCTGCCCAGTGCGGTTGATGCGCCCAAGCATCTGCTTGAACGTGTTTATCTCTGGCGCCGCCTGGGCGATTATCATGTGCCGTTTTTTCTGGTCCTTGAAATTCTTGCTCGAATGGAGACTCACGCCAGTTGATGCACTGCTATTTGCGATCACAGCGTCGATTTCCCCAGAGTTGAAGGCGTTGATGATCTTGCGTTTGCCTTTGTCTGAGCTTTCCTTCGGGGAACGACGGTCAAGGACTGGGATGCCGTCCTTGGTGTTGTAGTTCAGGAAATACGATCTTCCAGTGAGTTCCCCAACCCTGATGCCCTCATCGCGTAGCCGGTTTATAATGTAGTCAATCGGGCTCAACGGATACGAGCTTAGTTCAAGTGATTCGATAAACTTACTTGCGTTGTTCCAATAGTCTAGGGCCGCAATGCCTTCGTCACCAAGCTCGATAAACATTTCGTCCTGGATATAGAACTTCGACGCATTCCCATTGGCGTCCTTGACGGTAAGCGTGCGGGCCTTAACCAAGTACCTATGGATGAGGAACTTCATGTCAACATCGACCTTGTCTCCGATGCTTAGATCCTCACTCTCCACAAAGTCCTTGATGGCTGCTTCCATGGTATTGTGGAGGGCGATTACCGGCTTTTCACCGGCCTTGAATACCTCCACGGCTTTTTCGACAACCGCATCGGCCTTCGATGCAAGAAGAAGGTTGCCGATGAGATTGTGCATAATCGAGGTGAAATTTGTGCTATCTACTCCGGCTTGGCCTTTCTCGCCGGTTTCAGTAACGGTAATCCCTGCTTCAGCAAGGACCATCCCTTCTAGCTGTCGAATGACCTTTCGTAAGCGGGATTCAAAGTCCAGGATTTTCCGCATTCCCTCGGCTGCCGAATCGTACTCTTCCAATGGAATTGGAATTTCCTGCGACCCGAATTTGATGCCCTCAAATGTATACTCGCGCCTGATATACTGCCCAGATTCGGCAAGCATGTTGCCAACGATCTGCTGTAGTGGGACGCCACCATTTGCCAATGCCTCGGCCAGCTCTTCCGGTCTTGCCACAACGTAGCGCATGTCGGTCCTGTGATAGAGCGTCATGGCATGAGGGTTCTTTGCGAAGGTGGCGCTCGCATACATTACGCCATGGACGTTAAGGAGAACATCCCGGAGAAAATCGGCCATGGTCAGTGGGACTTCTGTGTTCCCGGAGCCACGTTTCTTTCTTTGCATTATCGTTGCGGCCTGGCCGCTGGCCTTATGCGATTCGTCCATAAGGAAAACCGAATCAGCCGCGATCTTCCTTATGAGTTCCCTTCGCTTGGTGTCCTGTCCTTTGACGGTCTGGAGTTGCGAATAGGTGGTGAAGATGGCGTCATACTTACCGAGCGAGCCTTCCTTGATAATGGATTCGAGTCCGGACTGGACGTCGCGCTTGGTCCTTTTGAAGATCACTTCACCGGACTCGTCTACCGCTTCGTATTCGAGCGTCGTATATGGATTAAGCTCTTCGCCTATATCCCTCAGATCCCGCATCATGTCAGAAAAGAGCTTCGGGGATTCCGTTATGAATACGGGGATCTTACCGATCCGCTTTGCGTAGCGGATCATGGAGGCAACGACGCGGCCCTTGCCGACACCCGTCTGGTCCCCAAGGATGAACCCGCTGCCCTGCTCCATGTTGTGGATGGCAAGGGCAACCGCGTCAATCTGCTCGGCAGATAGCACCTTGTGAAGGTCCTTGATGGAATCATATCCGAGCTTTTCACGAACGAACTCGTCAATCGGATGCTCTGCCGATGGATTATCAACCCTGAAGAGTCTGGCGACCTTGGAAAGAGCCCTCCGAACGGAGTCGGCCATATTGATGGGGATGTTCGTGCCTAGCGATTCGCTGGTGCTTTCTGGTCTGTATCGCTTTTGGTGCGGTCCCTGCTGCTCTTCGGCGGGTCGAACAGTGGGCCTGGGTGTGCTTTCTCGTTCGCTGTCAGTTCCAGTCCGGCCAGAAACGCGATCAGCGGATTCGGTTCGTCGTACCCCTGCCCGTTCATCGCCCACTCCAGTTCCTCCGGGTCGGCCTTCTTGGTCTTCATCGGCCATCCCCCCGCCCACATTAGGTTCGACTGGTAGTGGATGTTGTATATCAGGTCTTCCGACAGATCCTCCCTCAGGGTTCTCAGTATCGACTCCCACGCCTCCCCCGGCTCCAACTCCCACGGATGTAGCTGTTCCTTCTTCGTCGGGAAGGCTGCTACCCGCCTCTCCAGTGCTTCCTCCAGCAGGTCCGCTAGATCGAGGGCGTCGTCTACCGTCGGCTTCTCCTCCGGCTTGAGGTCGAGCGCCTGCCTCGCCAGTAGATCCACTCTCTCCACCAGAGCGTCCAGATATTCCTCCTCGTCCACCTCCAGCTTGTCCTCCGGGAAGAACACTTTCTGGGGATAGAACACGTCCAACTTCCTGGTTAATGGTTTCCTTGCCATTCAACACCTCCTCAGGGAACTGCGACCATTCCGTGATGACGGGTGGGGCCTTGACGCTCGGAAGCGGCAAGTTCGATTCGCCGCGTCCCTCCACCACGATCACATCAACAGGCCAAGACGTCCCCTGTTTTGAATATAACTTGCCCGAGACGACAAAGTGATCCACTACGTTAAAATTTTTCTGGAGGTTGTAAAAAAACTTCCTCTTGGCTGCACTGGCGTATGCTTTCTTGCGCTGCTCCTCAGACTTCTTCATCTCGCCAGGGGCGCCTAGGATAATCACCGCCGTGCCTCTGGGGTCCATGGAGGACAGGGCCTTCATCGCTATGGCGTGATCCAGTTCTGAGGTCCGATATGTTTCCCCGTCAGGAAGAGTTACCTCAAAGGCCCTTATACTACCCTTATCGCGGACCTTGCCAAATGGTGGGTTGGCTACAAGGACAGTGTGACCACCAACGTTTATATCAAGAAAATCGCCCTGCTCTGCGTCCGGGACTAGTTCGTGCAGGACGGACAACCTGTCCTTATCCAGTTCGATTGCTGTGATGTCCGTGTTCGGGTGGAAACCAAACAGGAGCATCCCCGTCCCGGCTGTCGGCTCCAGCACCTTCAGCGATCCAGACGGTTTCCTCGCTTGCGCGATGGCCTGTACGATATAGGCGAGCGGTATGGGCGTGGAATACGCCTGATTCCGCATACTCTTGGATGTCCTGGACGATAGTGTGGGCTGGAACTGCTCATACATCCTAACGAAGACACCAAGGCGATCCGTCTCACCCATCGACTTGAACGCTGGGTGGCGAACGATCTCCCTGGCTGCCAAAATTATGGCGGCCTCTGTCAAATCCTCGACCTGCTTGATCGCCTTGGAGCCTGGCTTGATACCACGCCACCCCATTTTCTGGGATACAAACTTTCGTATGTCGCTGATCTTAGGCGGAGTGTGATCCCTGCCGGATATAATCTCATCCGGCTGGAAAAACTCATCCATTATGCCGGCGATAATAGATCGTTGGCGATCAAGCGGGATCTCTTCGCCAACGGGCGCCTTTGCTTCTCCAGCTTTCGGCTTCTCGATGGGCTCCTGCTTTTCTCCCTTCGGCTTAGCCTCCTCTGGCATCGACTCCTGAGCTTCGCTTTCCGGCTCAGAAGCCTCAGGCCCACTTGGCTCCGTCGCTGCTTTACCTGCTTCTTCCCCTGCCTCCTCCTCCTTATCTGCCATCTTTATGGCCTCCTCCATAATGAGGTCCATCGCCTCCTCGTAGAACTGATACCATGGGGCATCCTTGTATTTTTCTAGGTCGATGTGGCCGTCGTAGGAGATGTCCTTTGCTGTCAGCTCGTTGGAAATGCTGCGCGCGTATGCTTCGTCGACCCCGAACCGGTCCATGATGTAGCGGTCAAGGGCCGATTTCCCAGAGTTACGAATTATCTTCATGCGCCTGGCGATGAGCTTCCTCTTCGTCTCAGGAGACACCTCGTCCAACATCCGACTGATTCTGCGGTCGGCTTCCATCGCGGCTGCACGCCACTTCGCCGCCGCATCAACCATATCGTCAAACGGAGTTGTCGACTCCTGCGATTGCTCGGCTTCCGGCTGCGAAGATGTTGGTTCAGTCTGCGGCGACTCAGACTGTCCTTCAGCCGGCCGCTCAGGAGGAGCTTCCTTTTCCGGCCTTGGATGTGCGTCCTCTGCACTCGGCTTGGCTGGCTTGGACGACTTCTTTGCTTTCTCGGGCCTCTGCTCCGTCCTGGTAGCGGCCTCTGGGATCTCTATCTTCTCTGGACCGATGGCTGGCCGTTGCACATTCTCTGGGATAGACGCCCACTGCTTAAATCCTTCTACGTCAAATTCTCGGATAGGGCCGAGCCCCTTCCAGGAGCGCGGATAGTTGCGCCTATAGGCGGCCAATGCCTCGGGCTCGGAGGAGTAACCGAGCATTACCTTATGCTCATCGAATAGCCCCGTCTTTGGATCATACTGGTCAACAACGAAAACCCGCGTGCTCTCTGGGTTGTCCCCAACGAAAACGTCAAGACGCCCCTTGTCATTTCCCTTGACGCCTCGAATATATCCGTAATGGTCACGGAGCCTGCGCTTCCATTTTTTCCCGTCTTGAGAGACACCGGAGCGGACTGACCCCTTCGGGTTCTCAATGGAGATGTCAAAACCGTGAATCCGAACGTGCCCCTTCTTGTAGTTCCCGGCTTCTATCTGCGGCTTTGTCGGCTCAGGAAGATCGTTCTCGGGCGAAGTCGCGGCACTGTGCGCCTCTTTGTCTATCTCTTCTTTGCTCGGCCCTTCTTGGACGATTTGCGGCGCTCCTTCGGTCCCACCTGGTTGTTCGGGTGGCGTGCGTTCCAGGTCCTCGCCGCTTTCTCTTTCGCCTGCTTCGGGCTCAACCCCTCCCGGATAAAGCGGTCCCTCATCTCCTCGTATCCCTTCGGCATAGCTAACCTCCGCTCCTTCCTCTGGCTTAACTGCACCACCAGCAATCTGCGGCCCAAGAATACCTGTCGGCCTGGCCTGCGAAGGATATTGCTCGGGCCTGTATGCCGGCCCAGCCGCAAGCGGGTCGTCAAAGCCGGTCAGATCGTATCCCTCAGGATCGTAGACAATATCAGGACGCGCTATGCCAGGGATCTCGCCTCCGACCCCACTGCTGTCTGGCGGGGCTCCTTCCATCCCGGCAAGCGGGTCTTCAAACCCTGAGATGTCGTACTCGTCCGGCTCATAGATGATGTCGGATCTAGCGGCCTCGCTTGCGATCTGGTCGACAAGGCCAATCACCGGATCTTTGTCTTCGACGTCCTCCTCAGCTTCCCTGGCTAGATCCTTTATGTCCTTTGGTTTGCGCGGGTCGATCGTCTTGTCGGTTCCTGCGACTTGCCCAGCCTGCGCGGCATTTTCGACAAGGACCGAAGCGCCACCGAAAAATGCGCCAACCAGGGCGCCGATAAACGCTTCTTCGGGCACTCCCTCGAAAAGGTTCTGGTGCTTGTTGTAAATTCGTTTCGCCGCGTTCTCTACGACACCCTGTAGCCCCTCTGTGAACCCCTCGGACAAGAGTTGCTTGCCGGATTCGGCGCCCAACTTCTTCGCCTTTTTAAGAACTTCTGCGATGAAGGCTCGTGCATCCTTGTTGCTGGCGAGTTCGCCCGCGAGTTCCTTCGCTACGGCTTTCTTGCCGACCGCCTTCTTCACGAGCCTGGCGATGGGACCGATTTCCGGAACAGCGTCCAGTGAACCGACAAGAGCTTCTGTCGCCATGGCCGTTTCAAGTGCGTCATCGGGTGGCGCGCCTTGCTTGATTAGTTCTTCATACATGTCGCCAAGCCCGATAGCCATGTTTGCGAAGATTGCACCAGCGCCTATAGCGGCGTTCTGTATCCCCTTCGCGAGCCTTGGCCCGATGCCACTATACTGCGTCATGGCTGTGGATTTGGCGAAAACATAAGAGGATGCGAGCAACGCGGCGGTCGACGTGATGCCGGAAGCAAACCCTCGCCGTATCGTTCTCCAGGCCGTTTTCGGGTCCTTGAGGTTTTCGATGAAATCCTTGTGCATCCGTGGGTCGACAACGGAGAGCGGATAGTCTCTCTTTGCCTGTTCTCCTGCTGCGACCATCTTCTCGCCAATGGATTCAAACGTCTTTCCGATGGTCTTCCGGAGTTCAGGGCTTAGAAATTCCGTAGCGCGGTGCTTCCCGGTGAGAAGACCTTTCTTGAATCTCTCGCTTTCTTTGAGCGCCCACGCCGCTGATTTGTCAGTTTCCTGGCCACTCGCCACAGTGGTGGGTAGCCCCATTTCAACTTCGGGAAGATCATATTCATACGGCTTCGGGACCGGGCGCCTGACGAACTGGACTGGCTCTTCTTCCTGCAACTTTTGACCTAGCAGGCCCATGGTCTTACCAGTAGACTCCACCATCCCTGCCAAGGCGCCATAGCCACCGGCAAAATAGT